TACGGATTGCAAAGACTATGAAGAGGAGCGGTTTTATGAGAATCAGACAGCACATAGGGAATGTTGAAAGGGCGTGATGATATGGCAATTGGCAAGAATTATTTCAGAAACTTATTCAAAAAACTGAATATTAAAGTTAATGAGGGCGGCGTGTCCGTAAACATCAATATGACACGCTTCGGAATCAAGTTGGATAAGGCACAGAACGCACTTGACAACGAATTTCTCACAAGAATGATACAGCACGTTCCGGGGGAAGATGGCGGCGCATTACGAGCGGATATAAAGGCATTTAACGAAACAAACGGAGAGCGTGGCGTTATATATGCCTATAACCCAAATGGCGTACCATACGGACATTATCAGCATACAGGAATAATGTATGCAGACCCCAAGACCGGGAAAGGTTCTTTCTATACGCCGGAATATGGTCATTGGAGCAGACCGGGAGTGGAGAAAGTGCCAACCACACGCCTATTGCATTATCAAAACCCGGATGCTGTGCGTGATTGGGCGAGATACACAGCAGAGCATGAGAAACAGCCGATTGTTGAAGCGGCGAAGAATGGATTTAAAAAGGAGTAGGGATATGGTTTTAGCATTTACGGAGGAACAGAAAAAAGAGATTGAAGCAAGGGGAATGACGGCGATACAGACAAAGTTGGTTCTTCATAGATTTGTTAAGGCGATAAAGCCGGTTTTTGATGAGGTTTGGGATATGTGTAAAAATATGAGCAAAGAGCAGATAGAACAATTCCTAAAGCCTGATGAGGAAGAAAGCTGATGTTTACCCCGGAATATTTGAATGAATTGGTAGAAAGTAGTCACGCCGCCGCATCTGAATTTAATATGTATCTGACAAATAAGGTCATTGATTCTATAGTCAATCTCTTTGAATCAGAAGGCGAAATTAAGATTATTCCGTCCAATGTGCAAAGATTAAAGCTGTTAAATGAACAATCCGGCATATTGGCATCTGACATTGAAAAGGAAATCAGAAAGCGTTTGCCGGGTGTTGAAAAGAAAATCCGAGAAGCATTTTTGCAAGCCGGATATGAAATCAACGAGGACATCAATAAATCCGTTGACGATATGGTGGAATCTAACAAGGAATTAAAGTCATTTGTCGGAAAAGCCCCGCGCCTTGAACATCTGACAGAGAGCGAAAAGAAGCTGTTGGATGCGGCATATAAGCGGACAAGCGGAGAGATACGGAATCTTACAAGGACGACAGCGGCAGACCTTAATCAGCAATTTAATAAATCTTGTGATGCGGCATGGTGGAAAGCCACGCATGGTGTTGATAGAAACACAGCCATAAGAGAAGCTATAACCGAAGTATCGAAATATGGAACGCATGTTGTGTATAAAAGTGGGCGCAAAATGACCGTTGAAGCCGCTACGAGAATGTGTGTGTTGACCGGAATCAATCAGGCAAATGCAGAAATAACGCTGACAGAATGCGCCAATGCAGGATTACGAACAGTTCTTGTGAGTAGCCATATAGGAGCGAGATATACAGACCATGACGAACCAGCAAATCATCAATCATGGCAGGGAAAAATATATTCTATATCTGATTCACTGTTAGAAAAAATGGGGTATGAAGAGCCTAAAAAGAACCTTTGGGGAAAAGTAAAAGAATTTTTTCAAAAGTTCCGAAAACAGAAAAAATACCCTGATTTGGTGGAAGTTACCGGATACGGAACGGTTAAGGGGTTATGCGGCGCAAATTGCCGCCATACAATGCATATGCACTATCCCGGAAACAGCAACCCATACAAGGACTATGACAATGAGGAAAACAGGCAGAAATATGACTTATTCCAGAAACAGCGAGCAATGGAGCGGCGCATTAGAGATACTAAGAAGCGAATGTATAATATTAAGCACTCTATCAAAATTCTGCATGATGAAAACGCTATTTCTGCTATGAAAGAGGAGTTATCAGAAGTTAAAGCGTTGTTTGATAGGCAGTTTGGGGAGTATGAGAGTTTTTGTAAACAAAACGGATTGCATATCGACCAAGAGCGGCTATATGTGGGAAATCAGAAGCAATGACCGCATAAAGGTAGCTGATTTCGGCAGGGAGCAGGCAAAGCAAGCGAATCAGGGCGCAAGGAGATATAAAAACGAAAAGGAGTAATAGGAATGAAACAAAAAGAAACTGTACCAATTCCACAAAAGATTCTTTTGACAATAAAAGAAGCGGCAGAGTATAGCGGAATAAGTGAAAGAGCTTTGCGAGACAGACTTTCAGAAGGAGAATACAATTTTGTTTTAAAAAACGGAACAAAGACGCTAATCAAAAGAAGGTTGTTTGAAAAGTATTTAGAAAGCGTGGACGCGATATAGTTGCATAGGCTTGCATAACTTTGCATTTTTATTGAAAAAGGGTGTTGTTTGTGGTATATTTATTCTGCTTGCAATGCTCTTTTTGTATAGAAGGGAGCAGTATGGTACGGAGAAAAGACAATAAAGGGCGCGTATTAAATGATGGGGAAACGCAGGGAAAGGACGGTAGATATAGATACCAATACACAAATATGCTAGGGGAAAGAAAGGCTATATACAGTTGGAAGCTTTTGCCGTCTGACAAAACGCCAAGCGGAAAGCGCAAGGATTTATCACTTCGGGAAAAAGAAAAGCAGATAGCAGAGGATCTAAGCAGCGGTATTGTGCCTTGTGGTGGGAATATGACCGTTCTCGAACTTGTCGAAAAATATATATCCCAAAAAACAGGGGTGCGGCATAATACACGGGCAAATTATAATTTTGTTATCAACATCATAAAAAAGGAGGAATTTGGGGCAAAGCGTATTGACAAAGTTAAACTGTCCGATGCTAAAGCGTGGCTGATTAAATTACAGGCTGACGGAAGAGGCTACAGTTCTATACATTCTATTCGTAGCGTTGTCCGTCCTGCATTCCAGATGGCGGTTGACGATGATTTGCTTTTGAAAAATCCGTTTGAGTTCCAACTTGCTACGGTAGTAGTTAATGATTCTGTTACAAGAGAGGCAATCACGAGAAAGCAGGAGCGACAATTCTTAGAATTTGTAAAGAATGACAAGCATTTCTGTAAATACTACGAGGGAATTTTCATTCTTTTCAATACTGGCATGAGGATTTCTGAATTTGTTGGTTTGACAGTATCAGATATTGATTTTGATAGCCGAAAAATCACCATAGATCACCAGTTGCAGCGAACAAGGGATATGCAGTATGTGATTGAAGATACAAAGACCTTATGCGGCACAAGGGAAATTCCTATGGCAGATGAAGTGTATGAGTGTTTTAAAAAGATCATAAAAAATCGTAAGAAACCGAAGATCGAACCTATGGTTGGAGGAAGAAGCGGGTTCCTCTATCTTGACAAAAACAATATGCCAATGGTCGCTCTGCACTGGGAGAAATACTTTCAGCATATTCGAGAGAAGTATAACAGCATTTACAAAGTACAAATGCCGAAAGTAACCCCTCACGTTTGTCGGCACACGTTCTGTAGCAACATGGCAAAGTCTGGCATGAATCCCAAAACCCTGCAATACATCATGGGACATAGCGATATAGGGGTAACGCTGAATACATACACTCATGTGCAATATGAGGACGCAAAGAAAGAAATGAGCGAGATATGTGAGTTAAAATTAAAGCGAATCTCTGCCATGTAACTGTATTTATTTACAGGTATTTGACTTGAGTTATAAATTTTGAATTTAACTCAATTTATAACTCAAATTCATACAAAACTATGCAGATTTATGCAGAAATATGCAGAAAAACAAGAAAATAGAAAGGACAAGAAAATGCTAACAAACGACGAGAATACAGCATTTTCAATGGTTTTAGCAACATGATTAAAATATTATTCGTTTGTCACGGCAATATATGTATTTATTGATTAAAGCATTGATTTTACCGTATTTTGAGTATTATCTTTATTAAATTTAACTCAAGTTTAACTCAAATTATATTTAATTACAGAACAAGCATTGCAAGCTCAAAAATATTTCTATAAGAATTTCACATTAAAGTTTATGAATAATTGGTACAACCCCCGCCCGAATCTGTTGTAAAATTGAGGTAGGAGGTAGGGAAGATGAAGAACATTGATAGATATTTAAGCCGTGCAGAGGAAATATTTCAAAGCGCATATAGTGACGGTTACACGGACGGACACAACAAAGCAAAGGAAAAATACGGGCAGTCAAGGGGAATAGCACATTGCCATAGGGCAAAGCCGGAAGAAATCGACAAGCACGGTATTGACCTTTGGGGTTGGTGCGATTGCGGAAAGCCAATAATAGGACGATGGGCGGGACTTGCTAACTTCTGTCCGTGGTGCGGAAAGGTAATTGAGTGGAAAAAAGATGAACAGATGGATTGAATACAACCCGAACCCACGTTCAAGGCGTGTCTGACAAGAAAGGAGATAACATGATAGTAGCTGAATTTGGAAAAGGAAACGTGCTGATTACGCCGTCTGTAAATGAAAGTTTTGAAAAAGGGTGTATTATCCTACAGAACGGAAAAGGAACGGGCGTAGTCGGCGGCGAAAAGTCAACAGAAAATTTTTTTGTCAGTGAGGAAGATATTGTACTCACGTTTGAGAATACCGCAAGTGTCGATGTGGTAATCCGAAATCTTGAAAAGCTGAAAAAGATGATGAATGGGGAAGTAGAAGGTTGCCGCATGATTGAGGATAGTTTGTATGAATAGGTGGGTGCAATATAACCCAAACCCCAAGGAAAGACGTGTCGGCGACTGCGCCATTCGTGCGTGTTGCAAGGCTACGGGGCGCACATGGAATGAAGTCTTTGACGACCTTGTACAGATTGCATACAGGCAAAAGGACGTTCTGTCGTCCAACAAGGTATGGAGAGAATATCTAGAAGACAACGGATATGTGCGCTATGAGCCAGATTATCCTATGGACGTTTACAAATTCTGCTGTAACTTTCCACATGGTACATACGTTCTTGGGCTTGACGGGCATGTGGTGACGGTGGTGGATGGAATGTTTTACGATACGTGGGATTCGTCTGGAAAGAGTGTTATTTATTTTTGGGAGAGGGGATAAGTATGGCAAGTATATCTACAAGTACGAATTGCAGTGTCAGTTTTTCTGATGAAGAAAAAGAAATACTGCAAAAAGCAAGTGAAATCTGTAAAAATATCGGTCGTGAAATATGGCATGATGGAAACGACACAGATGAAGAAGATGAAGCAGCATTTTTCTTTTCTGAAATCGGCGGGAGTATTGAAAATGCTTTAAAGGGAAATTATTGGGCGCCTTAATTATTGCAACCCCTCCATAAAATTGCTATAATGAGGGAAATACAAATTGGGAGAGGGTCGAGCAATAATGAGGGCGACCACATAGCGGATATAGTAGTTGCATAAGGGATGAGTCCGTTAATGCATATTGGAGGATTTGGGAATGAGTGATGTTAATGCGATTATGGGCAATTTAAAAAAAATAAGGGATTTAAAAAAGCATTTTGATAGTAATGATCCGGTAATTGAAGACAAAGGCATTTTTCTACGTCCGGCCGCGAAAAACAGGAGTGTCGGAATTCCTCTCTACATTGAATTAAAACAGCTTTTAGAAAAACATGGAACATCTGTAAAAATATGCCCTATATGCGACAGGCGAATTATCGTTGATAATAAGGATGTATGTAAATGCTGCCCAGAATGCGGGCAAGAGATGTTGGACGCTTTACAACTTTTACAAGGAAAAGAATAAAAATTTGGTGGAAATATGAATAATACGAATGAAAAAGGAAACGGCGCAACCGATGTATTGGGCGCACTGGTTAAGCAGCTTAAAACAATGTGGACAGTAATAGTTCTTTTGATTGCTTTGCTCGTCGGGACTAACATGGCTTGGCTTTGGGTTTTTCAGAGTTATGACTATGTATCACAGGATGGAGATGGCTGTAATTACTTTAACCGCGATGTAGATGGGAGTGTTTATAATGGGGCAGAAGGTGAGGATAAAGAAGAAGGGAAGATCAAGGGGGACTAAGCGCAGAAGAAAGTAGCGGTGGTATGAGGAAAAAGAAGGAAAAGGAAATCGAGGGTTTTGTTAAGTGGAAATTGGAATTATTTAGAAGCGAGTGCAATTTTACGCCTGATGAATCCTTATTTTTTGATTTGAGGAATGAAGGTGATGGAATGACATTTGAAGAAATTTCAGAGGAAACGGGTTATTGCATGAACAAAATCAATAAGCTTTCCGAATCTGTTAACAAAAAGATTATCAAGGTATTGCCGCTCAAAGAAGCATTTTTTAAGAAATATCGCGATAAATATACAGAATAATTGAATAAAAAACGCAACAAAAACGAGGGTTTTCCAAGTATGGGAAACTCTCTATTTTTATGCGAAAATTTACCTATAGAAAGAAATCGGAGGGCGTTCAGATGGGATATTATCAAGACCAATTAGGGCGGTGGGTCTTTCAGCCAGATATTCAACCGCAAGTTCAGCCACCTATGGATAGATTAGCACAGTTACAATCACAGCAAAGAAATGTAGCGCAGCCGCAACAGCCAAACCAGTCATTGTTGTATGTACAGGGAGAAGCAGCAGCTAAAAGCTGGATGGTAGGAGCTGGTCAGTCTGTATTGCTGATGGACAGTGAGAATCCGGTGTTTTATATCAAATCTGCGGATGCTTCGGGGATCCCGTTGCCACTTCGGGTATTTGATTATACAGAACGCAATCAGAGTATGCCGCAGAACGCACCACAATCCGTAAATCCGGCTCAAATAGATTTAGATAGACAATATGTCACAAGAGCGGAATATGACGACTTGCAGGGAAAATATGCGGAGATTTTGGACAGACTGAATAACTTTCCTGTCAATATTTCAACTGGCGATGATACCAAGAGAACAACGGCAGGAACAAGCAAGCCAAGAAATAAGGGAGGGAATGCTAATGAGTAGTCCGGTTTTTGGAGCGATGGGTGGAAATATGGGTGGTGGACCGTTCGCCATGATTCAACAGTTTATTCAGTTTGCAAACGGATTTAAGGGAAATCCACAGGAAGAAGTGCAAAAGCTTCTTAATTCTGGTCAGATGACACAGGAGCAGTATAACTCTTTACAGGGACAGGCAACACAGTTTCAACAGCTTCTTGGCAAGTTTCCCGGCGCAAACAATTCAAAGTGATACAAAAATCTGCGCAGATTTAGTATAAATAAAATTTTCGGAGGTAATTATGATGGATTCAGGTGGAGTACCTATGACTATGCCTGTACAGCCGGCATATTCAACTAACAACGGAGGCGGCTTTGGCTGGGGCGGCGATGGTGCATGGTTCCTTATTATCCTTTTCTTATTCGCTTTCTGCGGTTGGGGAAATGGAGGATTCGGCGGCGGATTCGGAGGAAACGGAGCGGCTTTACAGGGCGCACTTACCAGAGCGGATATTAACGATGGATTCGCACTGAATAACCTGCAGAGCGGCATTAATGCTATTCAGCAGGGCATCTGCGATGCTACATATGCTCTCAACGAATCAATCCGCAATGGCTTCAGCAATGTGCAGTCCTTGATTTGTAATCTTGGTTCACAGCTTGCACAGTGCTGCTGCGATATTCGGGCGGCGATTCAGGAAGTCAAATTTGAGATGGCGCAGAGCACAGGCGCTATTACAAACCAGATGAACACCAACACAAGGGATATTCTGGAGAATCAGAACAGCAACACCCGCGCTATTCTTGACTGGCTGTGCCAGGAAAAGATTGACGCAAAGAACGAGAAGATTGCGGAGCAGGCAGCACAAATTCAGGCGTTGCAGTTACAGGCAAGCCAGGCAGCACAGAACGCAACGCTTATGGCAGCTATGGATGCTAACACAGCGCAGATCATCCGCAGAACCGGCAACGACTGTCCGATTCCAGCATATGTCGTACAGCCCCCGGCGCAGGTAACTTTCCCGACAAACTGCTGCGGACAGTTCAACGGCGGCGGTTGGAATAATGGCTGCGGTCAGTGCGGCAACTGCT